CTTGGCAGGCTGCCCGCTGGCTGACTTATTGTCACTCACGCTACCAAATACCTGGATGAAATAACCCGGCTTCACGGCGTCGCGTTCGCTGATCAATTGCGAGCCGTCCTTGTTGACGATGCGCGGGGGGTTGCCTTGGGAGAAATTGACGATCCAGTGACCGGCGTATCCTTCCTGCTCACGCGGCACGTTGCCCGCTTTGTTCGGGATTTGGCTGTCGCCGTCGATTACTTTCCACGAGAATGTCGGCGCATCAGCTTGGGCAGCATAGCCCGCGTGACCCGCGTTCCAAATCTTAGCGCCCCATTCAGTTTGGGACCAGTGTTGCTCGGCACCCTTCGGAATTGCAATGCCGCAGCCCCACGATTCACGGTCGGGCTTGCTCGGGTCGTCGGACTTGTTTACCTGGGCGGTGTAAAGATTGCTGTAAACCATGCGACCTGCGGGGGTCAAGATGTCGATGTATTCTTTTGTCATTTGTGTAGCTCCTTTGAGCGGTGAGTATCAGTACAATGTAACCGATATTATCTAGGCCGTCAAGCCCAGAATATACGGCGTGTTTCTTTTTCACTATCTTGCTGCAAAACCAGCGCAGCGGTGCGAGTGGCCAGCGTATCCACCATTGCCGGGTCGGGCAGCTTCTTGCGGGCCTGCGCAGGCGTGATCGGCTCTGCAGGTTTCATAAGATCCACTCCCCACAATTGGCCGAGTGCTGCAACTTGGTCTGGTGCAGTCCAACGTTCTCGACCTGGCGCACTAACCAAATGATAGCCCGGTACGCGTGCGCCTACGCGAAGCAGCGCCTCGGCTTGCTCCTCCAGCCCCCCGATTCGGTATTTGAGCAATTCGGCAGCCCGTTGCAGATAGGCCAACTCGACGCCCAACTGTTCCGGCGTCAGGTCCAGGGGGATCGCCTCGCCGGTAGTGACGCACGCCAATTGCCCGGCCCGTGTTAGAGCCTCGCAACCGCGCCGGGCCGGGCAGTAGTGGCAGTGTTGGCCCGTCACGCACCCAATCTCGGCACCCCCCTCCGCCACGTCTCGTAGCCGCGCCGAAATCCGGCTGGCATAGCCATCTAACTGTTGAGCCGTCAGTGTCCAGGTACGCACCGGCCCGCGCCGGGAGAAATTGCGCGGCTGAACGATATGCAAATGCAACTTGTCACGGATCGCCGCACCGTTCCAGATACCTGTGGCATAGGCCAGTAATTGCCAATTTTCGAATTCATCAACAAAACCGTGGCCGAACTTGTAATCGAACACGTGCAAGTCGGCACCGTCGAATAGGTACGTGTCAGGCGTCCCCCAACATTCCGGGTGTAGATTGAAACACTCGACCCGCTGTTCAACACATATGGCCCCCCTCGGCAATACGGAGCGAACATGCTCCGCGTATAGGTGTCCCCCCTCTGCCATTTCCTGTGTAATTTCTACACCGTTAGCCGCAAGAGTGCCGATCGGCATCAATTCCCCAGTAGCCACTAGCGCCGCCGCAACTTCATGGGCTGCTGTACCTTCTCGGGCGGCCGGGCTATCCTCATCGTCAGGATAATGGCGGCCCAGTTCGTGAGAACCGGCACACGCCATTAGAATGCCCAGAGACGACGGAGTAAAACGAGCGTGTGCGCCGGGCATGTTACACCCCCACCAAGTCGCGTACGATGGCTGGGATCTTCTCGGGCTGCGTATTCAGCACCGGCAGCTGTGCTACGCCGTGAGCCTGGATCACTTCCAGCAGGCGTGGTTGGGTCAGACTCTTATCGGTGAGCTTAGCCATTGCCCAGGTCATGAACACTTGGAACGGCGTCTTGCCTTCGGGGATCGCGCCGAGCACGTCAACAGGCCAGGCATCGCCACTCGCCGGGGCGGCAACAACAGGTGGGGGCGGCGGTACTTGCTGGCCAAAACCGACTTTAGCTGGATCAGGTATGTCTTGCTCCTGTTCAGTTTGCAAGCGCTCGGCTTCGGTTGGTGGGGGCGGCAGGATCGGAGCTTTAGACGCCTCGCGGAGCGTAGCAACCAACTCCGGGTCAGCCCCCCGCTTTAGCTTCCACGTGCCGTCTGCCACGGTTGCACGGCTGGACGCGTGAATGCGTTCGTCCCACGGGAAACCCGCTGAGTCTAGACCGAAGCTGGGAGCCTGACTAGCAACGTGTTTGTCAATTACTTGTGCTTCTTGTCGAATCTCGCCAAATGCCTCTTCGCGGATTTCATCAAGTGCTTCCTTTACTACCGAAGTATCGACCTTGATTTCTACTGTCTGCGTAGCGAGTAGATTGCTCGGCACCGGGTCCAGCACAGTTGCCAGCGCACGCAGTAATGCCGCCGTGTGAGTGTTGCCGCCGCGCAAGTCATCGTGGGTCAGGTTGAGTTCCATTTGTTTGCATCCTTGGGTTGATTGAGATTCCAATGTAACGTATAGTAACTGGCATGTCAACACTGAATATGGAACACGATAATGATTAGCAACCTTACCGACGCTGAATTTGTAAGTCTCCGCGGCGCACTAGATGATGAGCGTTCGGAGCAAGTAATCGAACGATTGCAAAAAGTGCCGAACCTGTCCGAATTGGTAGGTGAGATTCAAGAATCGCGTATTCCTTTTGATGAGGACTTTTTGCAATCCGCAATCGATGAGGCAAATCGTCTGGGGGAGCGAGGTGCAGCCCTATCTGCGATGCTGCGTGATATTGCGGGGGAGTGGCGCGGAATGGCCGAGTATCATAATGAAAAACTGGATTCGGCGATTGCTACGCTGGAGGCTGCACAGTGAAGCTACGCCCATACCAGCAAGAGATACGCGAGCGGGTCCATGCAGCTTGGGCCGCTGGCCGTAAAGCACCGTGCATTGTGCTGCCAACCGGCTCGGGCAAGACGGCGACCTTTGCCAACATCGTGAGCGACTATCCCCGTCCGAGCATTGTCATGGCTCATCGTCAGGAGCTAGTCGGCCAAATGTCGCTCACGTTGGGGCGCTATGGCGTGCGGCATCGAATCATTGCCCCTGATGCTACCCGTCGCAGCATCGAGGCGCTGCACATGCGGCACCTGGGGCGACGGTGGGTTGATCAGAACGCATCTGTCGCGGCGGCTGGGGTGGATACCTTAATCAGGCGCGATAAGTCAGATGCGTTCTTGCGTAGCGTGGGGATGGCCGTTGTCGATGAGTGTTTTCCAGCAGGGACATTAATCGACGGGAAAGCGATCGAGTCATTACGTGTGGGTGACATGGTTACTGCATTCGATGAGGAGGAAGGCACGTTTCATTTGCGTGAGGTGCGTCGCCTGTTCAAGAATCCGATTCCCGCCCAAATGGTTCGTGTGTGTGTGGCGCACCATGTGCTAAACTGCACAAGTGGGCACCCTTTTTACACCCGACGCGGATGGGTGGAGGCCGCCAAACTGACAACCGACGATGAGGTGCTGCTGCATGAACTGCACGCAATGCGGGAAAGAAATACTGAACTCGACCGAGACACAGCGCTATCGGCTCAAGAAGACGGGCAGGGTGTATTGCACGCCGAAATGCGGGTATGCCCACCGAGATGCACGGAGAACGTGGCCCCCGAAGCAATCAATCCTGGCGACATGCAAAGAATGCGGCCGACAATTTCAAGCGACCGGACATCGGGCGACGAATTGGAAGAAAGGGTACCCGACGTACTGCACGCTAGACTGCTCATCCAAACACAAATCCCGGATCAGTTCGGAAACGATGGCCCGAACAAATCACAAGTACGCATCAGAGCGCATGACCGAGCGCAATCCGATGCATCGGGAGGATGTGCGACGGAAAGTGTCGGAATCGTTGCAAGCGGTACATCATCGGCCGAAACAAAGGGGAGGCAACGGGAAACCACCAACGAAAGCAGAATTGAAGTTGCTGGAAATATTGGGGCAGCACGGATTTTGTCTGCAGACCATTGTGCCGACTGGCTACAATTCCTTTTATCCGACGCATTACAAAATAGACTGCGGAAACGTACTACTGAAAATCGCAGTGGAAGCGGACGGCCCGAGCCACGGTGCAAAAATCCGCCAAGCCCAAGATACCAAGAAAGATCAATTTCTCACTGGCATAGGCTGGACAGTGTTTCGTTTCAAGAATCGGACGATCTTGGATCAACCAATGATGGTTTTGTCTACAATATTGAAGTCGATGAATTCCACACCTATGTTGCAAACGGCGTCGTAGTTCACAATTGTCATCATCTCTTGGCAGACAACAAATGGGGTCGCGCCATTGTGATGTTGCCGGACAATTGCCGCATCCTGGGAGCAACAGCAACACCCGTGCGCGCAGACGGTAAAGGGCTGGGTGTTGACTCGCATGGACTATTTGACGAATTGATTGTTGGGCCGAGTATGCGCGACATGATCAACGATGGTATGTTGACCGACTACCGAATCTTTGCTCCGCCGACTGGTAATCTCGATCTGTCCAAAGTCGCTACCAGCGCAGGCGGGGACTTCTCGCCTAAGCCGCTATCCGAGGCAATGCACAAGTCTAGCATTGTGGGTGATGTGGTCGGCTCATACCTCCGGATTGCGCCCGGCAAGCGCGGTATCACGTTTGCCGTGGACCTGGATCATGCCCGGGAGATCGCAACGGCGTACAACGCACACGGTGTGGCGGCGGCGGTACTTTCTAGCGAATCGACGACCGAATATCGCGCCACGACCATGCGCCAATTCGAGACAGGCAAGCTACTGCAACTGGTCAATGTGGACATCCTGGGCGAAGGCGTGGACGTTCCGGCCTGCGAGGTCGTGAGCTTTGCGCGACCTACCATGTCTTTCGGTCTTTTTGTGCAACAGTTTGGTCGCGCACTCCGACTCATGATCGCACCGGAGCTAATGGGCCGCTGGGGCGAGATGAGTCGGGCCGAACGGCTGGCGCACATTGCCGCTAGCGAAAAGCCAGTGGCGTACATCATCGACCATGTTGGGAATTGCGTAGACCGTCACGGGTTACCTGATGCGCCCCGGCAATGGTCGCTTGATGCTCGCAAGCGCGGTACCCGCAACGCCGCCAACGATGCCGAGCCCTTGCGGACTTGCCTGAACCCCGAGATAGAAGCGGGTTGCCTGTTTGTCTACCCGCGCACAGAGCCATGTTGCCCGGCGTGTGGCTATGTCCCAGTGCCTGCCGGGCGCGGTCGCCCCGAGGAAGTGGACGGGGATTTGTTTGAACTCGACCCGGCAACGTTGGCGCGGCTACGCGGGGAGGCCGACCGCATCATGGCCGCGCCGCTCATCCCGCATGGTGCTGATCATATCGTAGCGCGTGCTATTGCTAATCGCCATAACGACCGCAAAGAGGCCCAGGAGGTCCTGGGCGACATGATCGCACTATGGGCGGGCTGGCAGAATGCCCAGGGCCGAGACGACCGGGAAGCCTACAAGCGGTTCTATTTTGGCTTCGGTGTTGATGTGGCAACCGCCCGCACGCTGGGGCGACCCGAGGCCGACGCACTGAGCGCTAAGGTACAATCGGTATTAGATGCAAATGGGGTCTTGACCTGCCCGCTAAATTAGGTTACATTGAGGACTCAAGGAGGTACTACGACATGAACTACTGCAAAGATTGTAAGCACTGTGTTGGGCCGAAAAACCATCAGTTGTGCTTTGGGGCGGCTCGGCAGACTGAGCGCATTGACCTGGTATCCGGCCCGGTTCAGGGGATGGCCGGAGTTATCAGTTGCCGAGAGTCTCGATCAGAATCAGGCCCGTGCGGTCCAGACGGTTTGTTGTTTGCCTACCCTCCGGTTGGACCGCGCTTTACGTGGTCCCCGGTTCGGTTTTGGCGGCAATTAGTCGCGTTCCGCGAATGGCAAAATCAATTAGCAGCGTACGAGCGGGCAGGGGGGAACCCTACGCTGCTTCGTCGGTTGGCCCTAGAAGCCGAGCAACGTTACCGGGAGTTGTGCAAATGAACCCCCTACACGATTGGGCGCAAGCCTGGGGCATTCCACCAGCCGCATTGCAAGACCTGATGCACCGACTTGCGCCGGTAATGCTGGGTGCGCCAACAGACGAGAAGTTAAGTGAGGCGGGGGTAACCAGCCAAGTACGCCAAGAAGCATCAAGCAAAGGTGTGTTGCTATTCCGCAATAATGTCGGGGCGCTCACTGATGTCGAAGGCCGCTTGATCCGTTACGGCCTTGCTAACGACTCGCCCCAAATGAATAAAGCCTACAAGTCGGGCGACTGGATCGGGATCAGACCCGTGACTATCTTGCCCGAGCATGTCGGCATGGTCCTGGGGCAATTTGTGTCCCGCGAGGTCAAGCGGGCCGGGTGGCGCTATACCGGCAAGGGGCGCGAGGAGGCACAAATGCGCTGGTGTGCAATGGTCAATGCTCGCGGTGGTGACGCCGCTATGGTCACTGGGACGGGGTCGCTGTAATTTGACCAACCCGTAACAATGCGTTACCCTATGGGAGTCAATTCAATGGAGTACCAATATGTCGAATCTTGCAACTGCTTTCCGTGATCTGGCGGTGGAGCGGGGCATACCCGCCGTGGATCGTAAAAGCCTGGCGCGTCGCCTGGGCGTGAGCACCACGCACATCACGCGTATGGTCAAGGTGGAAGGTGCCAAGGGGCTGCGTGCCTACCGCGAGGTAGCGTACCGGGCCGCTCGCACTGCAGAGGACTGGCCAATGGTTGCGCGCATGGTGCAGTTTGGCTGCACCTTGACCCCAGCCGAGGCTAAGATTGCGCGGGACCGTCACCCTGAGCTGTGCAATAGCTACGAGTTGAACCGCGTGTATGGTGCGGCAGCCCGGCTCATTGTAGACCGGGGGTTTGTCGGTGTTTCCCGTGCTGAAATTGCAGAGGCGTCCGGCGTGTGCCCGGCCAGCGTGAGTAACGCTTTTGACGGTCTACGCAATATGCCCGACAAACTCATGACGTGGGCGATCAGCCAGGAAGATGCTAAGATGATCGCCCGGGGATTGCAGATTGGTAATCACGTTGCCAAGTCCGCCCCCGAGTCACTGCGGCGCGCCGCCGCTGAATACTTGATTTAGGATGTGCTATGCCCTTGCCCGCCCCGCTCGCCCAATTAGCCCAATTCCATCAATTTGTAGCCGTGCGACTGGTGCCCGATGCGGCCCGCCCCGGTAAAACCAATAAGATCCCGATCAACCCAAACACGCTAGGGGCGGCCAGCAGTACCGACCCGGCATCGTGGTCCGACTATGACACCGCCGCCGCTACCGGGCTACCGGTCGGCTTTGTGCTGACTGAGGCTGATCCGTTCTGGTGTCTAGACATTGACGGTACGCTAGAACATCCGCTTGTTGCCGCGTTCCCCGGTGCCGCCGTTGAAGTGTCGCAATCGCGCAACGGCTTACATATTTGGGGCTGCGGTATGCCGCCGGCCCACAAGTGCAAGAATACCGCCCACGGCATTGAGCTGTATCACAAAGAGCGCTTCATCTGCTTGGGTGACCCAGCGAGTGCCACGGGTAATGCGTGGCAAGATTTTACCGCACACCTGGCTGCCGTCGTGCCCGATTGGTTCCCGCCGAGCCCCAGCGTGGCTGGGGGTACTGCGGAATGGACCGACTCCCCGCGTGCAGACTGGCGCGGAAGCGTGGATGACGCTGAACTGATCCGCCGTGCGCGTGAGAGTCGGAGCGCCGGTGCGATCTTCGGTGGCAAAGCGGCGTTTGATGATCTATGGTGCGCGAATGCAGACGTGCTCGCGGCGTCTTATCCAACGACGACAGACGCACCGTGGGGCCAGTCCGAAGCCGACCGGGCATTAGCTCAGCACCTGGCGTTCTGGACGGGCTGCAACTGCGAACGGATGCTGTCGATCATGAAGCAATCGTCACTGGTGCGTGAGAAGTGGGACAGAGAGGACTATCTGGAACGCACTATCCTGTCCGCTGTTGCTGACTGCCGGGACGTATGTCGAGATAAAGCCGCCCCCGTGGCCGAAGTGATGCAGACCGCCCCCATGATTGCCGACCACGTTATGCCTGTGCCTGTTGCCCGGGAGGCCGCTACGTTTGTCCGGCTGGCGGAATACCCGGTCATATTCGGCGGCTGCGTTTATGTGCAAACGGTAAATCGCGTATTTGTACCACACCATACCGAGCTGCTTAGCCCCGATGCGTTCCGCGTGCTCTTCGGCGGGATCAAGTACGCACTGGATGACATGGGCGAGAAATTCGAGGGCGACGCATGGAAAGCCTTTACCCAATGCGCCACCAGCAGGCCCCCCCATGCTAAAGGCACGTGCTTTAGACCAGATTTGCCGCACGGCGCACTGGTTAATATCCAGGGCGATGCATACGTCAACACCTACCTTCCCGCGCAAGTAGACGCGACACCGGGCGATGTGGCGCCATTTCTAACGCATCTTGCCAAGCTGCTGCCGGAGGGCGACGATCGCGCCAAATTCCTCGCATGGATGGCCGCCGTCGTGCAGTACCCGGGCCGCAAATTCTCATGGGCACCGCTGATGCAGGGCGCGCCCGGCAACGGCAAGACCCTGTTCAGCATGGTGCTGCGTGAGGCGGTGGGCCACAAGTACACCAGCAGTCCAACTAAGAAACAACTGGAGAAAGAGTTCAACAGTTGGATGGATGGCAAGATATTTGTCTATATCGAAGACATTATGGTTCGGCGGGATTTGCTGGAAGAACTGAAACCCGTGATCACCGGGGAAGTTGCGCCAATTGAGCGTAAGGGTGTGGATGCCGAGAGTCGCGCGGTGTGCTGCAATTTTCTGTTCAATTGCAATCCGAAGGATGGCGTACCAAAGACCGCCGACGACCGCCGTATCGCGCCGTTCTATACCGCGCAGCAGTGCCCGGAGCACATTGAACGCGACGGAATGGGCGGCGATTATTTCCCGGCCCTATATGACTGGCTCAAGCATCAAGGTGGCTTCGGTGCGGTCACCCATTATCTGCGCACCTACGCCATCCCGAACGAGCTAAATCCAGCCACCGTATGCGTCCGCGCACCGGTAACCACGTCTACCGCCGAGGCCATTAGTCGCAGCCTGGGGCCGGTAGAGCAGGCGGTTGCTGAGGCGATCGACGAGGGCCGCGTGGGCTTCAAAGGCGATTTTGTATCGTCGCATTTCCTGGACGTGTTGCTTAAAGACCGCCGTCACGAGATTGCACTGACTAAACGTAAGGACCTAATGGCAAGCCTGGGCTATGTGCCGCACCCGTCACTACCAGGGGGGCGTACTAACAATGTTGTACTGCCGGACTCGGTTAAGCCCCGTCTGTATGTTCGCTCAGGCTCAGTCGCCGCGCTGGCAGCCGCACCGGTTGAAATAGCGCGGATCTATACCGCGGCACAAATGGAGCTTGACGCGTAGTGCCTAGCGTGCTACTGTCCAATTGCACTAATATCTCCTTGGGCGGGCGGGTGCAGGGGCGGTCTTCGGACCGTCTCTTTTTCGCACTAAAATGTAATATTATTTGACCGCCCGGATAAAGTCGGCTATAGTTGAACCATAGACAACGCAACTGAGGAGTAGGGCAAATGAACACTCGAAATAACATCATTGACCAGATCATCGAACAGCTTGGGTCGGAATGCTCGCGTGATAATGCGGAACAGATTTTCGATAGCATGCGCAACCGCGATCTGATCACGTGGGATGACTACAACGGCCTACAGATTGTTGATGGTGTGGATCTGATCGCAGAGGCAATTAATGCCGTCTAAATGCCAGGCGCGCCGGATGAATGACCAAATGCACTGCTCGGCGTGCGGGCTGGTGTGGGATAGAGACGACACCGACCCGCCGCAGTGCAAAACGAAACGAGAGATATGCTTGGGGGTGTTAAATGATACGGTACATCGGAGTAACAGTAGTCCTAGTGATCGCAGCCAATCTGTTCGGCGTGCGGTTCCACATTACATACGACCCGACTAGGGCAGTGGTGATCACGTCTCCGTCGGTGCACAAAGCCGCCTCTGACGCGCTCATGACTGCGAGCGACATGGCGGTCGATGTGTCGGAAGATCCCGCGGATAACGGGCGGGAGCTTACGGTAACCGAACGTCAGGAGATTGAAAAATGAGTGCGTGCACAGTAGTGGCGTTCCACCTATCGTGCTCCCCACGGCGCGATGACCCGCTAGCCGTGGGGTTTGGCCTGATATTGCTGATTGTTGTTGCAACCGCTATATGGATGAAAAACAGATGACCACTCGTGAACGGCTGGCGCGGGAAACGGTGCCGGAGGGTAATGTGAACACCGCACTCGCATCCTTATTTATAACCGCGGCGGCACCTGTTGCAACTTTCGAGCCAGGCAGTGTGCGGGAACAAGTCTATCAGGCACTGGAGCGACTGCATGGGCGGGGCTCAGCATCAGAACTCGCTATAGAAGCCCGCTGCACGCTGAGTCAAGCTCAGTGCGCGATGCGGCACGCCAGGGAACGGGGGTTAGTAACGATCAGGGAAGTGCCACGCGGCATCGGACGCACGTTTGAATACCTGTTGCCTGGTGTTGCGCCCAGCGCGCCCGATTCATTCATCACTCGCATAATGGCCGATTTGTTAGAGCAAGGCCCATCTAGTGCGGCGGAGATAGCCGAACGCTTGGATACGCCGGTTCGTGCAGTTCGTACCGGTTTGAGTTACGCTTTCACTAAGCGGAATCTGATTGGATTGTCCCGCAAGAAGATGTTGGGGAAAACTATCTGGAGTAACGAATCATGAGACACGCAGACCCGATTGACGCAGCTAGTGAGCACGAAGCCATGTTGCTGGCCGCAGCAATGACCTACCGTCGCCCAGAGGGGCCCCGTGGCACCGGACTATGTCTGTCGTGTGGCGAGCCCGTAGAATCACCCCGCCGATGGTGCGATGCGGAGTGTAGAGATCAGTGGGAAAAAGAAAATATGTAATATTATTTGACGGGTCGGATAGTGTTTGCTATAGTTACCACATCGAAACGCAACCGGAGATACAAAATGACCTACGAACAAATCGCTGCAAACTTCCAACTCTGGGGAGAATTTTTTGATACTGGAGCAGAAATGAGTGAGGAGGAATTCAACCAACTCACCATTGAGGTAAAAGTTAAGATGCAAAAAGACGCAGAATAAAACAAGGCCCGGATCTCCGGGCCTTTTGCGTTACTTGGAACCACACCCGCAACACTCGTCACTCCTCGCCGTTCGCCACGTGCGTAGGCCGCATGAAGGGCACTCATGATTGGGCATGAATACCTGGTATCTACGAGCGCGGGCCACTCCTCTCGGGAGCGGTGGGTAGTCCGGAAAAGCCTGAACGGCCCTGTTTCCAACTTGTGAATACTGGGAGCCTTTACAGCCCGCGTTCATGCGTGGGCAGGTCATGCACGGTTTGAGGGTAGCCTTCCCTTTTCCCGCAATGCACTCTGGAATGACCGGAAGGTCAGGGCGCAACAGCTCAGTTTTTACGCGTGCGTAGCTGGCTACGCTGGCAGATCGGAGGCATTCGGTACAGTTGCCGGTTGAGGTATACCGGTCAGATAAATGGCCATGTCGGCACGGTTGCCCGGTGAAATAAGTAGCCTCTCCCGCCCTCGCGGCGTCTCGCCTAGTGTCAAATTGCACCGACATTACAATATCAAGCGGTAACCGCCCGGTCGCTGGGAGCGGTTCGAGCGCTTGTTTGAAAAATTCGTCGCGGATGGTAGGCACGGTTGTAGCTCCTATAAAATGTAATTACATTTTAGCACTGTTTAGTCGTGGGGTATAGGGTACGAAAACCATCATTAAAATCAGGTACTTATAAAAAGTTCCATTACCCCATAGGCGTTTCACTTCTTTTATACGTTTATGTGGTATTACATTATGATGCGTAATGTAATACATGATGTGCCATACATACCATTATATATTTCGCTGGGGTATAGGGGTAAAAGAATAGGAAAGCCTTATGGGGTGGGCATTTCAGAGTGCCCAGAATGTTCCGGGTAGCGTTGGGTATTGTGGGGTCGTTGCAGGCCCTTATCGAATGCCCTAAACTGTGACTATTGCGACAAGTGGGATTACGGGACATGGCTGAGAAATTGACGCCGGATCAGTGGGCGGACATTCGGATCAAGCGGGAAGTTGACCGCATCAGCTTCAAGGCGCTGAGCGTGGAATACGGCGTGAGCGTCGGGCTGATCCACAAGCGGTCGAAGGCGCAGAACTGGAGCGACGGTTCGGACGGTAACGAGCAAGCAAATAAAATTGCTCGTGAACGGGTTCAAAACATAGTGAATGAACCGTCCTCAAAACGTCGGTACGAGTCGATCCTGGAAGCCGCCAACGCCAAAGCGGAAATTATGCGACGCCAGCAAATGGACTGGGAGGCCCATAGAGACGCTTTTGGTATCGAGTTGATGCAACCGGCTGTCCCGGTGCCAGAAAATGGCGTGGTGGGGCCGGAAGACGGCAAGAAAGCCGAAGCACAACGCTTCCACCAACTCAAATGCGCCAAGATCACCGCAGAAATGCTGACAATCCGCCATGCAGGTGAGCGCAAGGCCTACAACATCAGCGATGACGACGCGCCGAAACAGCCTGGTGTGACCATTGTTGCGGAGATGTCCGACGCCGAATTGGCACGTATTGCCCGAGGCGGAGCATGACGACCCAGGCGGAGGCTGCGGCCGAGTTGCTGGCTAGGCGCATGGCGCGCACTGACCTTGGCGAATACCTGAGTTACGTCAATCCAGCATACAAGCACAGCGCGTTCAGCCGCAGCGTGTGCGCCTCGCTAGAGCGGTTCATTGCCCAAGTGCAAGCGGGTGAACGGCCGGTCCTGATCCTGCAAGCCCCACCTCAGCACGGCAAGTCCGAGATCGTATCTCGTAAGTTGCCTGCGTACCTGTTCGGACGATTCCCGAATATGCGCTTGGCTGGATCCAGCTACAGTGACGAACTAGCGAACAGCATGGCCCAGGACGTACGGCGCACCATTGCCGGTGACGCGCACCTTCGCCTGTTCCCAGCCCCCGCCAAACGTGACCGGTTCGCCCTGAGCCGTGCGGGGGAGTTCACTAACCCAAACGGCACGGGCAGTTACCTGGGCGTCGGCATTGGTGCGGGCCTGACGGGCCGACCGTATGATATTGGCATCATTGACGACCCAGTCAAAAATGCCAAAGAGGCGTTATCCTCCACCAGCAAAGAGACAAACTGGAACTGGTATCAAACCGTCTTCAAGACCCGGGCCTCTGAATGCTCCGGCCAGATCGTCATGGCGACTAGCTGGGCCGAGGACGATCTGGCCGGTCGCATCATCAGCGATATGGCGGGTGACCCGCGCCTGACAGTCCTCCGGTTCCCGGCGATCAATGCCGAAGGGGAAGCCGGTTACGACCCAGACTTGCCACTCGGCCCGCTGGTGCCGCAGTTGCATAGCTTGGCACAACTGCTCGAGATCCAGCGCGGCATGTCAGAATACTGGTGGGCCGCGATGTACCAGCAGTCACCTCGGGCAGCGGGCGGCAACGTGTTCAAAGCGGACGGCGTGCGCTACTATTTGCCGAAGGATCTGCCTGAGAAATTTGACAAAGTGGTAGCCAGTTGGGACGCAACTTTTAAGGACACTGATGGATCCGACTTTGTTGTTGGACAAGTCTGGGGGCGTAAGGTGCCGAGTGCCTATTTGCTGGGACAAAAGCGCGAGCGCATGAGCTTCACCAAAACCGTGACCGCTGTTGTTGAGATGCGAGAACAGTTCCCGATGATCCGGGCGACGCTGATCGAAGACAAAGCGAATGGCCCCGCTGTGATCGACACACTTAAGCCCAAAGTTCCCGGCCTGATCCCCATTGAACCTGATGGGTCGAAGCTGGCCAGGGCGCACGCCATGACCTATCTCTGGGAAGCTGGGAACCTATATTTACCGCACCCGGACATTGCGCCCTGGGTCAAGGATCTGGTGAGCGAATTGCTGTCATTTCCTGCTGCGGCACACGATGATCAGGTCGATGCCTTGACGCAAGGGACGCGCTATCTGTTCCCATTGCACAACAAGTTGAAAATCACCAGAGCTGCGCTCGAACGCGCAAGCGGGTATACTAGGCGCTAAATTACCAGGATTGCGACATATGGCAGAAAAGCGAAATGGCGGCGCGCGGCGCGCACTTAACCGCATGGCAATGGACGCTCCCTTGCCCCCGCCTCGTTTTGCACCCCCAGAATTGCCGCTGGGGGTGGTGCCAGAGGGGCGTGTCTCGGGCGTTGCGATGGACTACTCACCGCTGGCGTACGACTACCTGGGCAGCATGACCACGGGTTTCGCTCCGTTCCCAGGCTATCCGCATCTCGCGAATCTGACTACTCGGGGAGAGTATCGGCAGCTAGCCAGCACGATGGCAACTGAGCTAACGCGGGAATGGATCGCGCTGTCTAGCACTGACGACGAAGCGGACGACAAAACCAATCCGCGCATTGCCGAGCTGACGAAAGCGATCGAGCGGTTCAAACTCAAGGGACTGTTTCAGTTAGCCGCAACACACGATTGCTTCTTCGGGCGCGGGCAGATATTCATCAACCTCAGCGGGCAGGACCGCAAAGTGCCGCTGGTGTTGTCCCCGGCCACTATCCCGGTCGGCTCCCTCAAGTCGTTTACCACGGTTGAGGCCATGTGGACAACACCGAGCGCGTATAATGCCCTTGACCCGGCCGCGCCGGACTTCTACCGACCGACTAATTGGTTCATGCTCGGTCAAGAGGTCCACGCGTCCCGGCTGCTGACGATCATCACACGCCCCCTGCCGGACATGCTCAAGCCCGCGTACAATTTCTCCGGCATGTCGCTGAGCCAGATTGCCGAGCCGTACGTTGAAAACTGGCTGCGCACCCGCCAAGCCGTGTCTGATCTGATCAACAATTTCTCGACTAGCGTCCTCGCCACCAGCATGGACCAGGTGCTACAGGGTAACGACGATGGGCAAGACGTTTTTGCTCGGGCCGATCTGTTCACGGCCACCCGTAGCAACAAGGGGCTGATGCTACTGGACAAAGACCGCGAGGAGTTGATACAGGTCAACACGCCGCTTGGTGGCTTGCATGAGCTGCAAGCCCAGGCGCAGGAACATATGTGCAGCATCAGCCGCACCCCCGCTATCATCCTGACCGGCATTAGCCCGTCTGGGCTGAACGCATCGAGTGATGGCGAGATCAGGGTGTTCTACGATTGGATCAGCGCGATCCAGGAAGCGTACTATCTCGAACCTCTGACCACTTGCATCAAGGTCATTATGCTGCATTTGTGGGGCGAGATTGACGATAGCATTTGCATCAAATTCCGACCGCTGTGGCAAATGACGCCACAGGAGGAATCCGCGATCCGGCTTAGCGATGCCCAGGCGGATGCGATCTATCTGGATCGCTCGGTAGTGGATCAAGAAGAAGTGCGCGAGAAGCTGGCCCGCGATCCAGCGTCGGGCTGGGATGGGCTGGATACCAGCGTGGTGGTGATGCCTGACGCAGAACCGGAGCCGGACGATGGTGAGGATAGGCCGGCAGAATCGCAAGCCGAATTGGCGACATCAGCACCGACTCTAAATGGCGCGCAAGTTAGTTCCATGATTGAAGTATCACAAGCCGTCGCGGTCGGAACACTCGCACATGAGGCGGGGTTGGCAATCTTGCAACAAGCATTCGGCTTAACGCCCGAAGCGGCAGCCACACTTTTGACCACCCCGCCCCAAGCATCGGAACTTGTTCCGGACAAAGTGAATGCGAAAGTATAAAACCTGTCGCGCCGTCAAGCCTAACTCTGGGGTTGAGGCGCGTTACCGTAAACAGCTTGACGCGCTGATCAAGGAAATGGGCGCGTCGGTTGCGGAGGGAGTGCGGGAGCAATACCGCAAGGACGGCCCGGAAATGGCGCAAGATGCGTCGCCGTCCAAACTGATGCAGCAGATGCTCAAGAACCTGGGGAAACGATGGATCAAGCGATTCGATGATATGTCCGCTAAGATTGCTGATGGGTTCGCTAATGGTACATTCAAGGCGCACGACTCGGCGTTCAAGGCTGCGCTTGCAGATGCGGGATGGACCGTGCAATTCGAGATGACACCGGTAACCCGAGACATTCTCAATGCGTCGATCAGTGAGAATGTCGCACTGATCAAGTCTATCCCTCAGCAGTACCTGGGCCGCGTGGAAGGCATCGTGATGCGGTCGTTTGTGCAAGGGCGCGACCTCTCGACCATGAGCACGGACCTGCAAAAGGAGTTCGGCGTAACGAAGCGCCGCGCCGCGCTCATTGCCCGCGACCAGTCCAACAAGCTGACCGCTGCGGCGACCCGCGCCAGGCGCATGGAGCTAGGCATCACGGAAGCAGAGTGGCTGCACTCGCATGCTGGCAAGGAGCCGCGCCCGGACCATGTAGCCGCTGACGGCAAGCGGTTCAACATAGACACGGGGTGTCTGATCAGTGGTGAGTATCTACAACCTGGACAGCTCATAAACTGTAGATGTTCTAGCCGTAGTATACTTCCTATTTGACATAAGGAGCGAGTGATGCAAATGGCTCAGATATTCGGGTTGATTGGACTGATGGTGCTGGCTTGCTCATTCTGGCGCATTTATGAGAATGGCGAGAAAGGGCCGATCCGGGCTATTTGTCTCGGCATCTACGAGGGCGTCACCTTGGCGATTGGCGGTTGTGTCTTTGGCATCGTGATATTCCTGGCTGGTGCGGTGCTTAAGGTGGCGCTGCAACACTGAGCAGCCCTCGCACACGTCTACCCGCCGAAGCGGGTTTATTTTTGCCTATTGCGTCAAAGTGTGTTACGCTGGAATCTCCATACCCAAGGAGACACACAAATGGGCATTCCCCAGTACATCATCATTTCCGAGATTAGCGGAACGATCCGGGCCTTGACGGCGATCAGCCCTTCGGTTTGGTCAAACTCCCCGGACATTCCCGCGTATGTTTTTGACTCATTCACCGAGGCCGCATGCGAGGCATATCGCAGCAATGGGCAGATTGTGAGAGTCGCCTAATGTTGACAATTGAACTGCCCGTCGGCGCACTGGACGCGGCCCGACTATTTGCCCAGAAGCCTGCCGCCATCCTGTTTGATGCGAAGGCATGTTGCATCGTTGCAACGGATCGTTTGCAGTGTTTCATCATGCCGGTCGAGGCTGGCGGTGATCTGGAATCGGTGCTGCTACCCTGCGACGTTGCTGGGGATTCGCTGAGCGTCGAGGGGGGGTTTGTTTTCAGCGAGACCGGAGCAATGGCCGAATGTGGCAACGTGGATGACTTCCCCGACTGGCGCAAGCTGTATGATCGGATCGAACCAGACGGCAGTGTGGCGTGTCACGATTTGAGTCTATTTGGTCGTCTGCTGGATGCCCACGTGCTTTTGGGCGGAGAGCGCGGGCAGATCATTCCAATGCATACTGGGTCGGTGGTAACGATCTGTGAGATTGGAAATGGCGCGGCGCAAGTGCTTTGGGCGCCACTCAAGCCGACCCCGGTGAAGAAATATGACTTCGCTTAAGAAGGTCATTGCTGTAACGCTCGGCGCGGTACTTGCTCAGATGTGCATAATAGACCTCTGGGCTGCGGTCCTGATTGTGGTCTCACAACTTGCATTGCTTTGTTTATGGGTTGGCTTTGATTGACAGCCCCGCTAGTACCGGATACACTGCAAGATAGCCACTTGCCGTATCTGTCCCGATAGCCCATAATGCGCGCATGAGCCAGATGCTTATTGCGTTCGATCGTAGTTCTGCCCGACACCTCGATTCTGTCGGGCGTTTGCACGTCAGCCGCTCCCATATTTCCAAAGCGACGGTTAACCCCTATTACGGTGAAGAAATCCCCGGATGGGAAGAACTCGGACTAGATCCGAAAAAAGTTTATCAATTGCTGCGCGATCCGGCTGAGCTCGAAGCCGCTGCAGCAACGTTTAACAATCTCCCTATTCTATCGAAACACGTCCCCGTCAGCGCCAAGTCGATTCCTACAGAATTGATCATCGGCAGCATCGGCAGTGACGTGACCTTCACGCTTCCCTATCTTGATGCATCGCTGTGTTTCTGGACTGCAGAAGCTATTGCGGCGATTGAAACCGAGACAATGGAAGAACTGTCTTGCGCATACAAGTATGTCCCGAGGATGGAACCCGGCGAATTTGAAGGTGTGCGGTATGACGGTCGCATGACCCAGATTGAAGGTAATCACCTGGCGTTAGTTGAGGTTGGCCGCGCCGGGCCAGACGTGGTAGTGGCCGACCATAACCCTTTTGCAAAGGAAACCCCTGCAATGAAGCAAACCAAATTGGGCCGAGCCCTTTTGGCAGCTATCGCGGCAGCCTCCCCCAAGATTGCGCAAGACGCTGCGCTGTCGCAACTGGTAGGGGCAGCAACGAAGAAGCTGAACAAAAAGGTAACCGTCGAATCCATCATGGCGATGGATGCCGAACTGGATGCTGAACAGCTGGACAACATCATTGATGCGATCCTGGGTGTTGAGCAAGAACCGCAACCAATCGAACCGCAAGGCGTCGTCGATCCGAAAGCCGAAGATGCTGATCCGCTGGCCGAATTCCTGAAGTCTAAGGGCCTGAGCGAAGAAGATATCGCACACGCTTGCAGTCTGGGAAAACCCGCGACTGACGAAGATGCGCTGTCTACTTCTGAGCCTGGCGCTCCGGAATCCCCAGACAAGCCGGTGCCGAACCTGGAAGCCGCTATGGACTCTATGCGCAAGGAATTCAAGGCGCTGGAAGTTGCAAAGCACGCCGTACGTGGCACCGTTGGCGACGTGATCGGCATGGACTCTGCCGCCGCCGTGTATCGTTTTGCACTGGATCAAATGGGCATCGCCCACGATTCTATGCCCGCTGCGGGTCTGGCCCAACTGTATAAAGTCGCTTCGGAGCAATCCGCACCGGCAGCCGCTCCGCGCATTGCGTCGGACGCAGCAACCGTTAAACAATTCCCGGGCTTGGCTCGTTTCAAGGGGTACTAAATCATGGGTTTTCAGACTACCGTGAATCTGCAACAGGCGCCGGCGGTTGAAGGCGACTTTGCATCAACCAATCCGCGAGCCTCGGTCATCTCGCCGGAGTCCGGCTTTGTCGCCGGTGCTGCCGGCGTTACTGTTGGACAATTCGCTTGGGTGCAAGCTGACGGCGTGACCGTGCTGAATACCGGCACTGGCGTTCCGAATGGCTACGTACACCGCGAACAGCAAGCCCTGATCACCACGTATTTGGCCGAGGGCGGCATGGTGATACCGGCAGGCTTCATGGTCACGCTGCAGCGTACCGGCGACTACTTTGACAAAGTCACCGTGGCCGCTGCGGTCGTGGGCAACAAGGCTTTTGCCAAACTGACTGACGGCACTATGCAACCGGGTGCTGCTGGCGCGACCATTAGCGGATTTGTCGAAACCGCATTTGTAATCAGTCAAGCCGCTGCAGTTGGCGAGCTGGCGGTTATCACTCAATAAAAAGGGCCGACGCAATGGAACGGATTTTTGAAGATTTGGCCCAGGACGCGGGTATTCATTTCATGGGTGTTGATCCGCGCATGATGGACCGCGCACGGGCGCAACGTATGGCGATGGATGCTCAGCCGGGGCTGATTACCTCGACTAACTCGGGTGTTCTGGCAATGCTCAGCACCGAGATTGATCCGAAACTGATCGAAGTGCTGGTTGCTCCGATGAAAGCTGCCGAGGTGACGGGCGGCGAAATCAAAAAGGGTAATTGGGTTACTGATACGATTGCTTTCCCGGTAGTTGAATCGACCGGTCAATCGACCTCGTATGGCGATTACAGCAATTCGGGCGCATCCGGCGTTAATGTGAACTGGCCGCAACGTCAATCGTACCATTATCAGGTGATGAGCCAATGGGGCGAACGCGAGTTGGAGCGTGCGGGCCTGGCTAAGCTGGACTATGCGTCTCGAATCGGCATTGCTGGTGTTCTGACTCTAAACAAGTTCCAAAACAAGACCTACTTTTTCGGTGTGTCTGGCCTGCAAAACTATGGTTTGCTGAATGACCCGAGTCTCCCTGCTGCGCTCAGCCCCAGCACCAAAGCGGCGAGCGGCGTGACCTGGGTGACCTCGGGCGGCGTACCAAACGCTACTGCGCTGGAAGTGCTTAAAGATATCCAGAAAATGTACATCGACCTGCAAAGCCGCGCTAAGGGCCAAGTACAACTGGATACCAGGATGCGTCTGGCGATGTCCCCGCGAGCCGAAGTGGCGATGACATTCACCAACGACTACAACGTCAACGTTGCGGATCTGTTGAAGAAGAACTACCCGAACCTGACCCTGCAAACCGCGCCGGAGTATTCCACCACTTCGGGCGAACTGGTCCAGCTGTTTGCCGAAGAGCTGGAGGGTCAGCGGACCGTCGATTGTGCGTTCACTGAAAAGCTGCGCGCGCATCCGATTGTCGTAGCGGAGTCCAGCTTTAAACAGAAAAAGTCGGCGGGAACTTGGGGCACCGTGATCTACCGCCCTGCCTTTTTCTCGCAATTGCTTGGCGTGTAATGCCCGGGCGGGGTGGCAACACCCCGCCATTGCCCTAATTTCAAGGAGTTACCCACATGGCTAATACTGTTCTGATCGGCTGCCGTTTGCCGCATGGCATCGTGCTGGAGATCGAAAATGCAGTGTCCAAAGAAGTTACCAGCGTCGCGTTGAAGGGGCAGAATCAGTCCGCCGCTTTTGAGTACACTGACATCATCGTCCTGCAGCGCGACCATTTTGGTATCACGGAAGTGGATGCCGGATTCTGGGAAAAATGGATCGCGGCAAACGCGGATTTTGCACCGTTGAAAGCCAACGCTATTTTTGTTGCCAAAGACGAAAAATCGGCCAAGGCACAAGCTGCCGAATTGCGTACTGAAGCGACTGGGTTTGAAGCCACCGGCCAGGATGCTGGCGGCGTGGCAACCGCCGAGCAATAACGACATGACCGCCGTGGTATTTGACCCAGCGGCGTTTAAGACCCGCTATCCCGAGTTCGCCGCCGTCAGCGATACGCTGCTGTCGGCCTGCTTCGATGATAGCGGGCTTTATCTGTCGAACAGTGACGCAAGCCCTGTGCAGAACCTTGCGCGTCGCCAGTCGCTTCTGTGGATGCTTACCGCGCACATTGCCAAGCTTGGCGGCGCGTTAGCCGCAGACGGGCAGGCTTTGCCAGTCGGGCGCGTCTCGGCAGGGTCGGAGGGCAGCGTGTCGGCCTCGTTCGACTACATGCCCGCCACTCCTGGCAGCGGCGCGTGGTTCCAACAGACGCAGTATGGTGCGGCATTCTGGGCCGCCACAATGGCGTTACGCGGTTTCCGCTACCGCCCGCAACCTACGAGATGGTGACGTATGTCCGGTCTGATTGGTGGGGATAAGATGGCCCGGGTGCTCGCCGAGTACGGGGCCAAGTTTGCGGCGGGTAAAGTCAAAGTCGGCTTTCTCGCCGGAGCCACTTACCCGGACGGCGAGAGTGTTGCGCAGGTAGCATTCTGGAATGAGTTCGGCACTAGCAGGATACCCGCGCGCCCCTTTTTCCGGTCGATGATTGCCGCAGAATCTCCTGGTTGGGCGATGAAAATGGCAAAACTCGGTGGCAACGGCGCGGACGGAAATGCCATTTTAGGACTGATGGGCGAGGACATTACCGGCGCTCTGCAGCAATCGATTATTGGCTGGAGCAATCCGGGCAATGCTCCGAGCACCATCGCAGCCAAGGGATTTGACAAACCGTTGGTCGACACGGGTCATATGAAGGATTCGGTGGGGTGGGAAATTGTTGAATAATCAACGAGTTACCGTACCCCACTAGCTCGCAACTCCTTCTATACGTATATATGCGTTATTACATTATGTGCGTATACGTATTACTTATTAATTATCTATTATTCTGGGGTATAGGGGTAGTAGAGAAGTAAGTTATTGTTCCGTATGGACTTTTTCTTACACCACGATATCGGGGCTAGATATGGACTTGCGGGGCATAGCAAACAGCGTGAGCAGCCAAATCAATCCGAATGTTTCCGTGTCCGTGCGTCGGTCAACTGGCTACACAATCGATCCCACTACGCGCAAGCAGGTGCCCGGGTATGCGACAGCCGTGACGGGCTTTGCGCAGATCCAGGCGCTTGACGGTGATGATCTGAAACAGATTGACGGCCTAAACCTGCAGGGCACATTGCGCGCCCTTTATCTGCGCGGCCCGCTTGCTGGTGTGATCCGGCCGGAAGGTAAGGGTGGGGATATGATCGATATCGGAACGCAGCAGTGGCTGGTTACCAAAGTGCTGGAGACGTGGCCGACGTGGACTAAGGTTTGCATTGTGCTGCAGGGTGGGGGGCAGATGTGAGTGAGATTACCGTAGACCAAGTTATTGTGGCCCTGGCGGAGTTCATTCAGCCGCTTGTCGGTTCGGATGTGCAGATTGTCCGAGCACAAGTGAACCGCGTGCCGCAGCCCGGCGAACCGTGCATCGTGCTCACTGAGCTGCGGCAGGTAGATCTGGAAACCTACCGCATTGCGTATGACGCAACCGCCAGTACTGCGACGTACTGCACGCCCGCACGGTGCGATGTGCAAATCGATTTTTATGCACCCAACTCGGCGGACCTATGCCGTAGAGTAATCACGATGCTGCGGAGCCCCTACGCCCCGGGACAGTTCCCGGACGACGTCAAGCCCCTTTACTGCGGCGACGGCATCCAGGCTCCGCTGCTCACAGCAGAACAACAGTGGGAAAACCGGTGGACTACCACCGCCACACTACAGTACAATTCGGGGGTAACTGTCTCGCAAGCGTATTTTGATACGCTCGGGTCGGTTACCACAAACCCAGTGACGGAGTGACAATGACAGCAGGAATCCCACTCAGCCAAATCGTGACCATCACCCCCGGAGTAGTCGGAGCGGGTGGCAATGCGTTGGCGCTGAATGCAATATTTATTGATAACGCAGCCAATGTGCCGCTTTCGTCGCTCCTGACATTCTATGACGCAGACGACGTAGGCACTTACTTCGGTACCAGCTCTACCGAATATGCTATGGCGGCTGTGTATTTTTCCGGATTTACTAACGGCACCACCCAACCGTACCAGCTGTATTTTGCCGGCTATGCCGCAGCCGACCGCGCCGCGTGGTTGCGCGGATCGTCTTTGGCGGGCACTACGCTGGCCACAATCCAGGCGCTGAGTGGTTCGCTGTCGGTCACGGTTGATGGGGTCGTCAAAAGCGCAGCTAGCGTAAATTTGAGCGCCGCCACCAGCTTTACGAATGCGGCAGCGCTGCTCACCACGGCCCTCGCGCTGACCGGCGGTGCTGCGGTGACGTGGGACGCGACCAGTAGCCGTTTTGTTATTACCAGCGGCACAACGGGCGCGACCTCAACTATGACGCAGGCTACCGGCACTATCGCGGCGGGGCTGGGTTTGTCGGCGGGAGTTCTTTCCCAAGGCGCGGCGGCGGATACACCGGCCTCAGCGATGGCGCGGATTAAAGCGCTGGCCACTGACTGGGCCACGTTCGCCACCACCTGGAAGCCGACCGGATCGGACATGATCGCGTTTGCTACGTGGGTCTCCGCGCAATCGAGTCGGTATCTATACGTCGCAGCAGACAATGACCCGGGGTACGCCACGGCGAGCAATTCGGCGGTTTTTGGAACGATCGTAGACGTGAACAACTATGACGGGGTAGTAGTCGTATATGGTACGACTAACCACGCGGCGTTTATCTGCGCGTGGGCGGCCTCGATCAACTGGAGCGCGCGAGAAGGTAGGGCTACGCTCGCGTTCCGCACACAGTCGGGTCTGGCAACAACCGTGAGCGATCTGGCTACCGCCAATGCGGTTTTGAGCAATAACGCTAGCTATTTTGGTCTGTATCAGTCTGATTCTGGTGATACGTATACCCAAATGTACGATGGGCGCATGAATGGCTCTGACTTCAAATGGGCGGATACCTACATTAATCAGATTCGCCTCAACTCCGAATTGCGTCGTACTATTTTCGAGGGGCTTCGCGCGGTTAATACCTCGCCGTATAACAGCCTCGGCTACAGCTATATTCGAGCTTGGGCAGCTGATCCGATTGCGGACGCATTAAATAACGGCACCATCCGCACCGGGGTTACGCTATCCGCTGCTCAGAAAGCGGAGATCAATGCAGCGGCGGGGCTGGACATAAGCAGCCCGCTGTCTAACTATGGTTACTATCTGCTAATTTCCGACGCCACTGCCGCAACTCGTAGCGCTCGCACGTCGCCGCCGCTCACTCTGTGGTACATGGACGGCGGAAGTATCCAAAAAATTGCGCTCGCATCGATCGCAGTACTGTAAAGGGGCTGACTAAATGGCGTCCAAAACTATTACCAGTGCCGACAGCTCGTTTGTTCTAAGTTCGTCGGATTTTGCGTTAATCGCCACGTCTATCACGGGGTACGCAGCGGATGCGGCTTTTGCGTTTGACGAGGTGGTTACCGCCGAAATGATCCAGGGGGTAGATGGAATCAGCTCGGCGGGGTGGCTCCCGCGCCTGTACCCCCAAACAATCCATCTACAGGCGGACTCGGATAGTCGGTCGGTCTTTGATCTGATCGTAGCGACGCAGGACGCAGCTAAGACCGTATACCGGCTCGGCGGCGTGATCACTATCCCGGGCTTGGGCATGAGCTATGTGTTAGGTCGGGGAGTACTCACAGGATACCCCCCGATGGCGGCGGTCAATAAAACATTGGCCCCGGCCGAGTATAAAATTACTTGGGAGTCTGTTCTCCCCCTCCCCATTTCGTAACAGCTAGGAGCCTGCCCAAATGGCACGAAAAACTACAATTTACGGCGTTACCGCAGATAACCGAGACCACGGGAAATCTTTTCACATCACTGAAATGTCCGCCGAAGCTGCTGAGTGGTGGGCTTTTCGGTGCCTCCAGGCACTGGCAAAAACTGAGTTTGATGTTGACGGAATTGCCAAAGCGCTCCGCACCGAGCCGGAACTGGGGGACGCGGGCCACCTCGCGGAGTTCGCGCGTCACGGTTTGAAAGCACTCGCCGCTATCGATCCGAAAGAAGCCAAGCCGCTGCTAGAGGAATTGATGGCGTGCGTTGCACTCCAGTTGCCGGGTAATGTCGTGCGCCCCTTACTCGGGAGCGACATTGAAGAGCTATCTACGCGCCTGGCGTTACGCCTAGAGACCATAAAGCTGCATATCGGTTTTTTTACGAACGGCGCCAGCCCGATTGGGGGTTAGCCCCGCGTCGGCAAGGCGTCGGTCGGCTAGTAAAGTACGCTAACCTGCCGGGCCTGATCGCTACGCTCGTATCTGCCCGGATGGCTACGCTAAGCGAGCTCCAAAACGCCTATGGGTCACAGGACGCTTACGACCTTTTTGAAATCCACATGGTTGATAACTATAATCGGGGGCTGCTGAATGGCGACGGTAATTGACGAGCTAGTAGTCACGCTTGGATTAGACCCGAAGAATTTCAGCAAGGGACAAAAAGTTGCTGCCGCCGAGCTGCTTAAAAGCAAGAAAGCCGCTGAAAAAACAGCTACCGAGATGTCTGCTAGCGGCAAAAAAGCCGCTGAGTTTTTTGGACAACTACGTAAATCCGCACTGCAGTTTTTTGCGGTCCTTACTGTTGGGCGGGGGCTGGCCGACTTCACGCGAACCGTGATCGGCAGCGCCGCGACTTTCGACCGCATGTCTAAAAATCTCGGCGTGTCGGTTGGGACCCTATCTAAATGGTCGGGTGCGGTAGAGGTGGCGGGAGGCACGTCGGCGGGCTTCTTAGGCACCATGCAATCACTCAGCCAGGAGCTGACGAACTTCTCGCTTACCGGTGAAACCCGGCTAGCCCCTTACCTGTCCATGCTCGGCGTTGGGTTGGTTGACGCCTCAGGTAAAGCCAAAAACGTCGTTCAGTTGACTAGCGACATGGGGGATGCACTTCGCAGACTCCCGCGTCAGCAAGCGTTTAACATCGGTCAAGCGATGGGGCTGGACGAGGGTACGCTAAATCTAATGCTGCGCAGCCGCCGAGAAATGGACGCGATGATCCGCGCCCAGAAAGGCGTAACAGCGGCAGATGCAAAAGCGAGCCGGGAGGCCGAGGAGAAATGGACCCGCGTAAAGCAGCGTATGGAAGTGACATGGCGCACCCTCGTAATGCGATTGCTGCCATCGATGGAAAAACTCGCGGATGTTATGGCCCGATTTGCCGAGGTGGCCGTCCCGGTTCTGATCCAGGTTATCGGCCTGCTTACCCAACTAGATCACGCTACTAATGGGTGGTCCACTAAACTGATAGTAGTGCTGGGGGTGCTCCGCTTCATTGGCGGAGCACCGATCTTGGCGGGCCTAGCAAGTGTGGCAGGCAAGATCTTGGGCATCGGCGCGGCAGCGGACGCAGCAGCAGCCGGCGGGGTGGCGACACTGGTGGGGAGGTTGGCCACTATTGCAAAATTCGCCGGTGGCGTAGGACTGCTGC